TTACACTTTTTTCAAATCCCATTGCTTCAAGTTGAGCAGTTGTAAATGCTGTTTGTAATTTACCTAAAGAAGCAAAGTTGCCATTATATGCACGGCTTAATGCGGTTGTAACGGAAGTTAAATCTTCACCTGTGCTAGTTGAAAGATCCATAGCAAGGTTTAGTAATTTCATAGATTTTTCAGCATTGAGTGTTGTGCTTAACAAGCCAGCAATTGCAGGTGATAATTGGTCTTTGCTTATGGTTGTTGCTTTTTCACTTGCTTCTAAATAATCTTCAATGGCTTTAGTGTTATAGGCTAAACCTAAATTGCGTAAACTTGCTGCTAATTTATTGGCTGCGCGATCTTCCTCAGCGAATGCGACAACTGAACGTTTTAATGCTTGAATGCCAGCAATAGCAATAAAGGTGCGCTTGGCGGTTCGCCCTAAATTATCAAACTTGCGTGTGAGGCTTGTTGTGCGCTTCTCGGCTGCCTTAAATCCTTTGTCTTTGAATTCAGAGGCAATATCAATGCGAATATTTGACATTAGGCTGCCTTTCGTAGCGTTGCCATGGCTTTGAACGCCTTGGATGCTTTATCAATGGCTTTGAATGTGGCATCTAGGGCTTTGCCTTGGTTTTCATCGTAAGCTGCAAAAAGGATACGACCACGAGCCATCTGCGTATTGTTGTGTGACTTCATTGGACCAATGCCGTTCATGCGACCAATGAAATGCGCACCTGCATTGGGATTGTTGCTGCGGCTTTCTTTGCTGCCGCTCATACCTGATTCGCGTCCCGCAGTTTCAGCAATTGCACCGGCAGCGGATTTATTTAGCAATGAGTAAAGGCTAGAAAAACCTGAGCGATTTCTTTTGCCGCGACCTAATGAATATGTTAAACCACGCTTGATTATTTGCGAATTGTATTTAGGAAAAGCCCTGCGACCTGACACACGACTAATAGGCTCATAACCTTTGTCGTCCCAATTGTAAAGATTGCCGGGAGCTTTGGCTGGTACTTTAGCCTTGGCATCGTTTGTGACTTCCTTCAAAGCCACGCGGATCTCAGCGTTCATTTGCTTCAAAAGGTCAGGCGCGTATTTTTTAAGAGCTTTTTTCAGCTCAGGTACGCCTTCGACCACGACCGGCATGTTTCCTATCTTCCGCCTGTTTGACTAATACCGCATGAATCGCTTTTCGCATATCACGATCCATATTAATAAACTCACTAGGCGCAATTCCTAGATTTACAGATAGTTCAGCTATCTGATAAGTCCAAGAATCACGCGTTAGCCATTTGGGGAGTCATCTCCCAAAACCTCTACTGATTTCAAGGTCTCAAGAAACTTGTCCCCAAATGTAAATACATCGGGAGCTTGCGCCCTGCGCAAACATTCCCAAGCAAGCCAATAAATGTCTGATTGCTTTTGATCCTCTTGAAAGGCTCGATAAAAGCCTTTCTTAGTGTGCATCTCAAACGCGTACTCAACGGCTGGTGTGATTTCGTGAATCGACTCTGTGCCGTCTGCCCTAATTACTTTAAGTCTTGCCATGCCCATTTCTCCTTATTTAGAAAGTGCCGGTGTCGGCAATTGTCACGACTGAGTTTAGCGTGAAAGTGATGTCTTGTGTACCAATGTCGCCTACTGCGCCGTTGATAGGGGTCAAGTTATTGACCAAAATATCAAAGGTGTAAAGCGGGTTGGTGGCACCGACAGCAGTAAGTTTTTCCTGCAACATCTTTACAGCAACGGTTGTACCGAACGCTGCGCGGAGTGTCGCCATGACGTTTGCAGCAGCAGTATCGTTTAGGAACGAAACTGTAAGTGTGCCTGATTCCAAGCCCTTAACGAACTTGTGTGCGGTGTCGCCCATAGCAGTTACTTCTAGTTCATCTGCTACTTGGTTAAGGGTAACGCTGGTTACGTGGTCGCTAAGATCGACTGCGTTGATCTTAAGTCCGACCTTGTTGTTTAAGAAAACTGCCATGTTGGCTATTCCTCGTCTTTCTTAGCGGTTGGGGTTGGTTTTGCGTCTGCGGGCTTGATCTGACCGATCTTGATCAGAAAAGCTTCACGCTCTTTGTCGTTATCAGCCATTTCTTAGCTCCAATCTGATAGAACGCTGATTGATACTTCACCGGATAGCAAATCGCCTGCTACGCCGGTCAAGACTGCTGGTGCGCTGAAAGTCCCAATGGAGTATGCGATACTCGATGCTTCCAGCTTGTTTACTATATTCAAATAATAATCTTCAATGTTAATTAGGTTGCCTTGGTTATCAAACATTGGCGCTAGCACAATGAGTTTGAAATTGACCTTAGGCTTGACCGTCTTGTAATGGTCGTTGCTTGGCTCGATATAAGGGTCGCCCGGTTGTACCACGATGCTGTTAGCAAGGGGAGTGGCAGGTGGGAAGGAAAACACCTGCCACACCGCATTATCAACTAGTGCAGTCGCGATTGTTCCTCGTAGGGTAGAGATTGCTGACATTATCCTACTAGACCGCCCGGTGCTAGATGATCCGCAAGCAAGCCTCGAACGCGAGCCATAAGGGTATTACCCATGCGATACGGTGATGGTTGAAAATCAGGTGAAATGCCGCCAGCGTTGGATGCTTGGCGAGCTTGCCATATATCTACGGCAACCATGAGTGATGCTTGATTTACTTCAGGTAAACTTGAATAGTCGATGTGGGTTGTGCCGTAAGCCTTCCCAAATGGCACAAGAGTGTTTTTAACTTCGGCTGTTGCGTTGTTTACGCTATAACTAACGCCGTAAGTTGTAACCGCTGTTATGGTCTTGGATCCGTTGTATTTAGCGCCGCAGTTCTCAACAACAATGGTGTCGCCAACAATAAACGGATGAATAACATCAAAATAAATAGTTGCAACACTTGTGGTGCTTTCATGCGCAACCACGGGGAACTCGTTATACCAAAGTTTTGCTTTTACTATGTTTTCAGCAGCTTGACAACATTCTTCAACGACTGCCGATGAATAAAGGTTGCCAATACCGAGCGCGCTGCGTAATTCAGCTTCGGTAACAAATGTTGCTGGCATATCTTTATCCTTTCTATGTTAGCCCTGCCGCAAGGGCTGTGCGGCAGGGTAACTCTACTTCTAGGCTAATTAAGCCTTATTGAAACGGAACGCGCCCTTCGGCTTTTTTGTCGCCAAGGCTGCGTAGCCATATAGTCCAACTTCAATCTTGCCTGACCCAACGGTTTCAGCGCGGAGTTGCAAGCGTGGTGATTCATACCATGTGAACGCATCGCGTGAAACGACCATGAGTGTCGCATCGCCATCGCCGGACTGTGTGTAATCTACAAATAGATCAAGTCCGAGAACGTTCCCACGAATTGCGCCTACGCCGACTGAACCGCCTGCGTTTTGTGGCTGGATTGCATTGAGGATTGGACGATTTGAAGAATCTACCAAGCCAATGAGATTAGACCATTGTGTTGGTGATGCAATCAAACCTGTTGCGAAATCAAAGGTGTTAGCATAAATGTCGGCTGCTGCACGTGCAACGTAGCCGCTTAGTTCTGCACCATCCCAAGGAAGGGTGATTGTTGTTGCATCAACAGTTGCTACGGATGCAATGGTGTCAAACGCGTAAGCGTTGGTTGCTTTTGCATAAGCATCTGCCATGAGAGCTGTGAGTTCAGCAAAGAACGCTGGTGAAGTACGATCAAGAACTTCTACCGAGAATTTCTGCATTCCTGCAAACTTCTTAACATCAACATCAAGATATTCAATCTCAACCTGAGTATCGGAGAATGCTCCACCTTCATTAACCTGTGCAACAGTTGGCGCAGTCTTAACGCGTGGAATCTGGAACTTCATACCTGCATCTGGAAGTGTGCCGGATGAAATTGCTTCGATTGTTGGGCGAACGCCGGTTGTCTTTGGGTTGATAACTTCTGTCAATTGACGTGTTGGTACAAGACCGGGTACGTCTGTTGTTGTGTCTGTGTCTGATGCAGCAGCGATCCATTGACGAGCTTCTTCTGAGCCGAGAGCCGCGCGAACGGTGTTCTCAACATAGAGAGCTGGTGTTACTTGGATGCGTGGCTTTGCATAGATTGGTGCTGTAACTGTTGGGCGCGAAGCTTCCACCGCAGGGGCTTCAACCTCAGGCGCAACGGCTACGGTGTCTGGAGTTTTCTCCACGACTGCCTCGCTTTCGTTTTGGGTTGTTGTTTCTTTTGCTTCATCTTCTTCGGATGCAGCAACGCTCAAAACTTCTGCGCTCTTAAACGCAGCAGCCTGAACAAGACTCGTTTCCATCATTTTACTTGACAACACACGATAAACATTTTGATCGCGCTTTCCATCAATAACTTCTACACCAACGGACAATCCGCTGCGTAGTTGTTCAGATGCTTCAATCAGCGCATCGTTTCCACGTGTTGTATTAGAAATCTTGAATGTTGCGTAAATTCCATCTTCATCTTCACGATAAGAAATCATGCGACCAATTGGTTTCTTTGGGTCATGCTCCAAAAGCAATTTTGGCTTTGGGCTGTCAGGAATCTCAATAGATCCTTTTTCAAACACGACTTTGCCGGCAGATGTCTGACCGATTTCTCCGCCGAATGGGACAATCTTGCCTGAGATAGTGCGCTCAGAAATTGAGCATTCGATGTCGCTACTGAATGTTAGATGCATCTTCATTTCCGTTCGGTGTTAGATCTTCCATCTCCATTGCTTGCTCTACTGTGATTAAACCTAGAGATAGCATTTTTTCAATGACGTTTAGTCGTTCCATTGGATCAACCCGCAAGAATGCGCTGTCTACGTCAAACTTAACAATGTTGCCTCGCGCCGTTATATCATCCATGGACAAACGATCCTGAATTGCGTTGATGTACGGTGCGAGTGATAGCGCCACGAATTGTTTGCGTTCATCTTGAACATTTGCGTAAGTCATGCTGTTGTTCATATCTGCGCTAATGTAATACGCAGGAACGTTCATCATTCGTGCAATTTGAGTAGCTGTATTTTGAATTGCATCAACAAACATCATGTCGCGTGGGCTGAATGATGTCGGCTGATATTCAAGTGTGCTGGTGAGATAAGCCGTGCTGCGTTGTTCACGCGCTGCTTTCCATGCGGATAAAATTCCCTGAACTTCGGCAGGTGCTAAATCTGCACCTGTATTTTTTATGACACCGGATGGCATGGGAGTAGATGTAGCGACACGCATTGCCTTCTCAAGATCAATGGCGCTGCGTAATGTGCGAGCGCCCCGCTGCAAAATACCTTCATCTTGTGCTTGGAATGTAACAAGTGATCCAAGTCCTGACATTGGAGCAGGTGTGCCATCAACAGTATATTGCGTGATGAAATTAGTATTGGAATCTGTTGTATAAGAAACGCGACCCGGCGCAACCCATTCAAAGCGAGCAGGGCGACCATCATCAAAATAAACTTCGGTGACGCGCCAATATGCAACGCCATAGAACAATAACGAATCGACAGTCCAAGCAATTGTTACTGATCGTGGTTGCGCATTTGATGGTTGCTCTAACCACAATGGCTTACCTAATTCTTCACCTGTTGATTTTTTGTAAAGCTCTAAAGGCAATCCGCCAATCGTGCAAGCAATTAAATTACGGCAACGTGCAACGCTCGGAACAGACATTGCTTCATCGCGACCTACGGCAGTTAATACGCCGGGAATGTAATAATTAAAAGCATCCGTCATCAATTGCGGTGCTTGTTGCGCTTCTATTTTCGCAGGGCGAAAACGATCAAAAAGACCCATCGTTAAATTTTAGCATACAAATCGGACATTCCCGACATTTCACACAATGATTTGTGGTTTACTTTGTGGCTTAAGCAGCTGGTGGACAACCATAGCCAAACTAATTGCTGCCGATACGTCCCCGGCTGACTTTCGCCTAACGATTCGCCAACCCGCATCGGTTTCTTTAGCGGCGCAGTTATTCATGGAGTCCACCAGACTAGCCTGTCCGATGTGAACGATTCGCGCGTTCACGAGCGCATCATATAGATCTGAACAGGCTTGGTAAAACACCGTGCCTGACATATCTTGGATTTTGTGTCCAGATTGGGCTAGGCGCTCGGCTACGCTCATGCTTGAGTATTTATCAAAGCAAATCATCCGTGGGCGGTATTTGCTTGCCCATTCGTTTACTTCAATTGCCATTTTGAGTTCATCAATAGCAACTTGGCTTTCAAATTGGGCAATAACCCCTACGGCAATCTTGCCATCCTCTCGGACTTGCCCTGCCACAAGGCTTGCCATTTTTTTATTGACCGAAATGTCCATTCCAAATATGGTTGCAGTTCCCGGCTCAATTTTAAGATCCTGCACCGTTAAATCTTCAAATGCTCGATAGGGCCATGGCGATTTTAGAGCTGAAACCCATTGGCATAAGGTTTCGGTGCGGCTTGCTTCTACGCTGGATGTCGCAATGGCTTCGGCAATGGTTTCTTCATCAATCAAGTAGCCTAAAGCTGGATTGGCTTGATACCACGCATCCTTATCGGTGATCTTGGCAAAGTCGTCTGCCGAATACTCCCAAAACCCTAGGCTGGCAGGTGGATAAGACAAAGCGCGGCTGCGTAGGTCGTTCAACACGCTTGAGAACGCATCACCCGCGTTGGATGTCATAAATATCTGACTGTTCGGACGGGCGCGCGTAATTGGCTTAGCCGCAGTCCACGAATCTTCATCAATCTCACGCAACTCATCTATGTAGAGCAGATCCGCGGTCTTACCACGGCTTCCATCTCTTGTAGCCGCGACTATTTCGTATCTTGCTCCCGATAGAAGCTCAACGGATTCTTGCCCATTGGCAACGCGAATCTGCCTGACCTGCGCCATAAGGTGCGGGTTGTCCTCAATCACGTCCACGACCTTGCGAAAGGTGTCAAGTGCCATGCCGCGATTAGAGGACATTGCAACTATATTCATTTCACCGAAAATAAACAACCCTGCAAGGATTCGGATGCGGGCTAGGTGAGTTTTACCGTTCTGCCGAGCTACAAGCAACAAATTGGTCTTACGTCGCCATTTGCCAGCCTTATCGACCTTAAGTAAGTCAGTTAGCACGTACTCTTGCCACGGCAGCAGCTCTAGTTTGCAATCGACTAGTAATTTCTTTACTTCATCAATCCTAGATGCGCCTTTAAGCGGTGCGTTCTGTAATCGTGGCTTGGTTGAGCCCTTACGTGCCTTTGTCAATTAGCCCCCGACTGATCTGGACTGATAAACGGTGAGTCTGCATCAATGCGGATTGTAGTATGTCCGTTTTGCACCGATTTGGACTGATTTCCACCGATCGGAGAGTTTTTGAAGCG